CGATTGACAACGTCAAGATCGTGAGAGACCCGGCGGGGAACAGAAAAATCGATAAGGAAAAGTCCACTGGCCGTGTCGACCCCGCAGTGGCGCTGGCCATGGCTTCTGGCCTAATGATGTTTCCACCGGAAGCCGAAGCAACCTACGCGTCAACTTTGATTTGATTGTGAAGCGCTTTATGCAACAATGCCCATGACTTTACGGAGGCCTCTACGATGAAGATCCCGCGATGGTTTACCAGGTCCAAAAAACGTATTGTCGAATTCATTTCTGGTTTTAACCGCAAGGATATCCCCGGCGCGCTGATGACGATCGGTCTGTCGCTGCTGGGTTACGGAGCATCACAGATTCGCCCAGGGTATGGCCCCATCATCGTTGGCCTGCTGTTGGTGCTTTACGTGAAGCCACTGACGCGGTGGGTTAAGTAAGTGGGTTTCCTGGAGGTCATCGACCAGAGTATCCGCGCCGAGAATGAGTCCTCCCCTCCCGGCCCCATGGACGACTTCTGGTACAACGACATCGGTGAGTCGCTCGAATCCGATTCTGGAATTCGGATTACTCCGCAAAGCGCAAAAACGATCTCCACTGTCTGGAAGGCTCTCAATTGGTGGTTCCGTATCTACGGAACACTCCCACATAAACTCTACGAGCGCGCGACGTTGTTGGGAAAGCCGGCCGCCATCGAGGCGGTGGATCATCCGTTGTACGACATTATTCACAGCGCTCCCAATCCCGGAATGACCGCAGCGGATTTTCACGGTTTCATTCCCGTCGATAAGAGAACCTGGGGAAACTTCTACGCGTTCATTCAGCGGAACACATTCGGGAAACCGGTCGCGCTCTGGAGAATCCGTCCCGACTATGTGACACCCAAGATGAAAGGCCGGCAATTCCTCTACGAGATTCGTGGCGACGACGGACTGCCCAAGCCGTTCTTCCCGGATGAAATCCTGCATCTGCCGGCCATCTCGAATGATGGCCGCGTGGGCCTATCCGCAGTCCGGGCAAACCACAATGTGCTGGGATGGAATCGCGCCACCGTTCGGTATGGCGGACAGTTTTTCAATAATGCATCGCGGCCCAGCGGGATCATTTCACTCAACTCTCCGATCAAGGATAAGGAAGTTAAGAAAGAGTTGGTCGACAATATGCGCCGGTCCGGAAAGGAAGCCGGAAAGCTACTGCTCATCGAAGGTGCCGCGACATTCACGAAGATGACGCTGGATCAGGACGAGGCGCAATTCATCCTCACACACAACCTGCAGGAGGAAGATCTTTGTGGCATTTTCGACGTGTTTCCACACGAAGTTGGTATCACCAGGAATAGCAACAACAGCATCACGGAGCAGCTCACCATCAACACGGTCACTCGACACCTGACTCCCGAGTGTGTGCGCAACGAGCAAGGAATGAATCTGCAGCTTCTCTCCGATATACCATCCTCCGGCCGTGGTGGCGGTACGGAGCGATCCCGGTATTTCTTCCAGTCGGAGATCAAGTCCCTGATGCGCGGAGACACCGCAGCCCAGGTCGCTTTCCTGAAGGCGATGCGCGATCTCGGGATATATAACGGCGATCAGATTGCAGACTTTATTGGGGAACAGCCTTATGAAGGCGGAGACACCCGCGTGATCAACGGTGCTTACGTGCCTCTGGACATGCTGCGGGAGATTGCGAAGCGCAGAAAGCCAGGCGACGTCGGTGCACCCAACGGTCCAGGCGGGGATCCTCCCACGGAAAATAAGCGAGATGCTGCAATCCCTTCGAAGTTCGTCGAAGTCGCAGCCCGCGTGCGTGAGTCTTACTCTTTTCTATTTGCCGACGCTGTCGGCCGAGTCATCTCGAGGAAGAAACCGCAGGAGCGTGCGAAGTACACTCCAATTGCTTTCCGTCCGGTTCTGTCAGGCCTGACCCATGCCCTCGGCGTTAAGGCGAGCACTGATTTTATGGATCGCTATTTGGCTGCTCTCTCCGAACGTTCGGCAGTGTGGGAGTCCGAAGCTGTCTCGTCCGAGGAATTGGGCCGTGCCATGGATGCGCTGATCGAGCACGGCAAAACGCTGGAATATTTCGAGGGGAGGGTTTGCGATGCGTAATTTCGAAATCAGCCGGGTCTTGAATGCGGCCCGTCAGACACCGTGGGCGATCCTTCCGGAGAAACTGGCCGAGATCCAGGCGGTGTTACTGGCCCGTCTATCAGGCGCTGAGATCTCTGCCGAAGACCGAGCCGCCTACATCAAGGCGGCAGACGAGCGCCAGCGTTACCAGCAGCAAGGCGCTGTTGCCGTTATCCCGGTGTTCGGCGTCATTGCGCAACGCATGGGACTGATGGGCGCCATGTCCGGAGGAACGTCGACGGAAGGGCTGACGAAGCAAATTCGAGAAGCCGCCGCGGATCCGTCCATTGCATCGATCGTGCTGAATGTGGATTCCCCTGGCGGTTCTGTCAGTGGCCTCCCGGAGCTGCATGCGGAGATCATGGCCGCCCGGGAAGCAAAGCCCGTTGTCGCGTCTGCCAATGCGACGATGGCCAGCGCCGCGTACTATATCGGTTCCGCCGCATCAGAGGTGGCGATCACCCCTTCTGGCCGTGCTGGTTCCGTTGGTGTGATCGCGATGCACATCGACGATTCCGCCGCCCTCGAGCAGGACGGCATCAAGGTCACCTACATCACTGCCGGCAAGTTCAAGTCCGAAGCAAATCCCCACGAGCCACTAACAGAAGAAGCGCGGGCGCAGCTTCAATCCGATGTGGATAAGTATTACGCCATGTTCGTCCGCGATGTGGCCAAGGGGCGAGGGATATCGATTGCGGACGTGAAATCCAACTTCGGAGAAGGTCGCATGCTGTTGGCTCAGGATGCCAAAGCCGCCGGCATGGTGGACCGGATTGAAACTTTGGATCAGACGATCGCGCGGCTGTCCCGATCGAGTCGTCCGGTGAATTCCCGAAAGGCCATCGCGGAACGCCTGGACATGGCGGCGAAGTTTCTATAGGGTAGTGCCCTAATCTGAAAATCCGGACGAACTACACCTATATCCCCAGCTGCCAAATATGGAAATCTGCGACATCACGCTAATGGGATTCTCGCTTTGCAGCATCGTCCTGATAGGAATCGTCGGGTTGATTATCTTTGGCGTATTGGTTCTATTTGTTCAGAGGCCACCACGCGGAACAGTGGACGCCTTTTATCAGAGGACGCCGGAGAGCAAAGAGGAATCCCAGAGGCTGGCCGCTATCGATGATTACGAGCGGGACCGAAATAAATCAGATTAGGACACTACCTCCCATAGAAAGCTCTTGACACGGAAAAGCAACTTACCGTAAACAGTAGTCTGAATTTGAAAGTCCCTGACGTCGAGCGGCAGGCCGCAGCCCAATTAGGGCAATCGAAATAAGGGAAGCGTAGATCCGAACGCCATTAGCGGGCGGAGGCTAGCGAAGTAACCACATTACTTTTCTAGTCTCCGCCCGTTTCGTTTTGGGCAGTGAGACTCAGGAGCACGAAGATGCGAAAGTCTCAGGAACTCAGAAACAGGGCCGACGTGAAGCGCAAGGCCGGAAACGCAATCCTCGCCACCATCGACAAAGAAAATCGCGACTTCTCGGCACAGGAACGCACCGACATCGACGCCATCAACACCGAAATCGATACGCTGCTTGCGGATGCTCAGCGCCACGAACGGATGGAAAATGCCGAACTCGGCCGCACGCGTAACGCGGAAGTTCCGAACATGGGGCTTGACGATCCGGATGAAGACGAGCCGAAGCGAAACGCAAAAGTGTTTCCACTTTTGGGACACCAGCTCCAGGCGATCTACACCGCGGCGACCGGGAAACTGGTCGGTGGCCTGAACAGCGTCGAAGAGGCGCACAACAAATTGAAGGCCGCGATTTCCGGAGCCAGCGAAGCCTACGACTCCGATGGCGGTCATCTGGTGGAGCGCGATATCTCCACGGAGATCGAAGCGGGGATGAAGGCCGGCGGGCAGATCCTTGCACTCTGCAACGCGATCGAAGTGCAGGGCAACGGCCTGGTGGAGAAGTACATCAATGAGACCTCCCGCGCGACAGGATCCCGTTCGGGTGCCATTCAGACCTATTGGTCCGGTGAGGGCGGCGACATCACGACATCGAAGGTCAAATTCGACAAACGGTCGACCGATCTCGGTAAGTTGGTCGGCGCCGCGTACCTGACCGACGAGTTGCTGGCCGACGCCTCGGCGTTGACCGGCATTTACAACGAAGCGTTTGTCGACGACCTCACCTTCATGACCGAAGACGCGATCGTTGAAGGAGACGGCAACGCGGACAAGCCGCTCGGCATTCTTGCCCACGTGGCAACCATCGATGTGACCAAGGCGACAGGCCAGGCTGCAGCCACTTTCAACAACCAGAACATTTCCGATATGTGGGTTCGGCTCTTTGGAGCCTCCAAAGCGAAAGCGGTCTGGTTGATCAACGGTGAGCTCGGCCCGCAAATCGATCAGCTGTCGATTCCTGCGGGAACCGGTGCGCTCGAGCCGCGCTTTGTCAACTATGACGCTCAGGGCGTCCTGCGGATCAAAGGCCGGCCGGTGATCGAAGTGGAGTACTGCTCCGCGCTCGGAACTTCCGGCGATGTGATCCTCGCCGACTTCACCGGATACCGTCTGATCCGAAAGGGCGGAATCAACCAGGCGTCATCGATGCACGTTCGTTTCTTGAACGACGAGATGACCTTCCGTATCACGTATCGCGTGGGCGGTCAGCCGAAGCTCAAAGCCAAAGTCACCCCATTCAAAGGCAGCCTGACACGAAGCTACTTCGTCACGCTGGCGACACGGTCGTAAGGAGCAATCAATGAAGATCAGCGAACGATTCAAAGAAATCCCGATCATCGAGGCCAAGGACTACGGCTCTTCCGGCATCGACGCCGATTCCGTGAACATGGGTCTTCTGCACAGCGTCCGCATTGCATTTCTTTTCGGGGCCATCACTGGCAACTCGATTTTGAAGTTCTACGCGGGCGCGACTGCAGGAGCCAAAACCACGGCGCTGGCATTCAGTTATCGCCTGGGCGGCGGCGACTATAAGGCCGCTTTGGCTGACGTGATGGGCGTGTTCACTGCATCCCCATCCACCGGACTGACGTTGACAGCCGCCACTTACGACCATCGCAAAGTCATCGTGGAATTCGATTCCAGCGACATGCCGGATGGAAAGCCATGGCTGACCGCAGAGATTGACGCGACCGCAACCGTGATGCTGGCTGCTGCCGATGGGCTGGGCGATCAGCGTTACGAAAACTCGGTGAGCTGCATTTAACAAGCGGAACTACCGCTTCAATGTGGTCACGGGTCGGCCGTGACCACAATAGGGAGAATTCATGGCACACAGCAACGTCAAGTCGGAGTGGGTCGGCGGCGATCTCTACTTCTACGACAAATCCGGAAACGAAATTTTCCATATCGACGGCACCAACCGCGCCCTGGTGGATGGCTCGGGAAACCCGATCACGCGAACCTTGCGGACGAGGGCAACCGTTGCGCAGGTCAACGCCGGACTGACACTGCTCCCGGCTATTGCCGGACTCAAATATCGACTGATCGACTGCACCTTGATCGCAATCGGTGGAAACGCCGGCACGTCGACGGCCGTCGTGATCCTGGCAACACAGTCCGCAGGTGCGGCCACTTTGATATCGGCGCTCATTGCCGCGCTCACCCAAAGCGCCGTCGTGAAACCCAACACGGCAAATGTGTCGGTGCTTGCGGATGGCGCGAGCTTCATCCAGAACGATGCGAACACTGCGATCACGATTGGGAAAACAGGCGGCACGCTGGTGACCTGTACACACGTTGACGTGATCCTGACCTATGCGATTGAGGCCTAACCGGCTTAAGGAGAATTGAGATGACGATGAAGGTTTCTGCAGGACCCACCACCAAGCTTGCCGATGGGAACATCAACACGGACTCGGATCGCGCGAACGGATACGGCGAAAAGTACTTCGTTCCCGTTCCATTGAAGAAATACGTGCTGGCGGACGAAGGGAGTTACTTCGTTGGCCTGAATCCAACGCCAGGTACGGGACTTGCGGGTCACGCGGCTCCGACGACTTTCGAC